GGGCGAATGGGCCACAGCAGAAAACTTCGCCACCCAGGAGCGCGGCACCGGGAGCATTACTCCGGTCTCGATGGGCGGGGGCGGGTCATGTCCCGCAGACATTCCGCTTCCGAAGGGGCTCACGTTCACGTATAGCGGCTTCTGCTACGTCGCGGACGGTGTGCGCCCTGCTCTGCTCGCGGTTGGGTGGCTGCTCGCGGCCCTGATCGTCGTGGGCGGTTTCAAGGGGGAGTAGATCGATGGCGCTTCCCTTCGCTGGTTGGCTCCTGGCCGGTGCGATCCCTCTCGTCAAAAAGGCGCTGATAGGTATCGGCATCGGCGTCATTACTTACGAGGGCGTGACTCAGGCGCTGAACTACGCCCGCGACCAGGTTGTCGCGTCCTGGGGGTTGTTGCCTGGGAACGTCGCCCAGGTGCTTGCGCTCTTCGGCTTCAATGAGTTCTTCGGTATCGTCCTGGGTGCGATAGCGGCGCGTGCCGCGTTCACTGCAGTCGCCAGGTTCGGCCGCATCACTTCATGATCACGCTTATCACCGGGGGCAACGGGCTCGGTAAGACGGCCCTTGCTCTCTCGATGGCGCTTGAAGAAAAGGCGCGACCGCTCTACGTGGTCGGCGTGAAGGATCTGTGCATACCGCATGAAATCGCGCCACCGATAGAGGAATGGACGGAGGTGGTTGATGATCCTTCTTACGTCGGCGGCAAAAAGCTACGCTTCACGTTCCCGCCTAATTCGCTCATCATCATCGACGAGTGCCAGAGCATCTACCGGCCCAGGGCCGCGAGCTCGCGCGTTCCTGATTATGTGGCCGCGTTCGAGACGCATCGGCATGAGGGGCTGGACTTCTGGCTGATCACGCAGCATCCAGGGCTCCTGGATGCCAACGTGCGGAAGCTCGTCCGGCGGCACATTCATTTGCGCGACACCTGGGCGGGCCGAAAGCTAATCGAGTGGCCCGAGCTCGGCGATCCGGAGTCCAGGGCTTCGCGTGAGCTCGCGGCGCAGCGGCGCTACAAGCTGCCGCGTCACGTTTTCGATAAATACACTTCGGCCCAGGTGCACACCAAGCTGCAGAAGCGGGTGCCCTGGTATGTGTATGTGTTTTTCCTGATGGTGTTTGTTTTCTTGGGTCTGATGGTCTACATCTATCGGAACATCTCCGCGAAGCTTGAGCCGGTGGCGGCGAGCTCTTCCACCAAGGCCTGGGCCAAGAAAGACGCGGGTTCGAGCTCGAGCGCGAGCGCGGGCGGGAAGGGTGCGCCGCTTACTCGCGCTCAGTGGGTTGCAGAGCGTGAGCCCAGGTTACCGGGGATTCCTCATACGGCGCCGGTCTATGACAAGGCGATGGAGGCGAGGGTGGCGCCTTTCCCGTCCGCTTGCGTTGTTCTCAAGGGCAAGTGCGGGTGCTATACGGATCAGGCGACCAGGCTGCATCTCCCTGATACCGTGTGTCGCGACATCGTTGCTAACGGTTTCTTCAATCCTACCGGTGTCGGTCGCGCCCGGGCTCATGGCGCGATCGGTGCGCCCCCCGTCGTCGCGCCGGTTTATGCGCCCCCTGTCGCGCCGGTTCCGGCCCCGAGCTCGCCGGCGCAGCCCGTTGCCGGTGAGGTCTATCACACCGGAGCTCCTGGCGGCTTCGAGATGGGGCCACCTGTCGGTGGTGGCGGATCGGGAGCGGGTGGCGGGTCTCAGGCGCCTGCGGCGCTGCCTGAACGCGCTTTTTCGCGTGGCGGGCACTGACCCACCTCGTAGACAGCGCGGCCTCACCTGTGGCGGCTCCGGTGGCGGCCTCTCAAGGCCAACCGGCTCATTGAGCGTTCGAGGGCATCCGCCTTTTCTGCTTTGATCTTCGCGGCGACGTTCCAGTACTTGATGTAGTATCGTCCGCGCCAGGAGCTCGGGTCGAAGCCTACTCTTTCCACCCATTCCTCGACTTCGCGGACTGTGACCTGCGGACTATCGGGCCACAATTCGAACTGCATCGCGCCAGCGATGCTATGCGGGCTTCATGTTTTTGTCTGTCAGGAATTCTCTGATGAGGGCTGTCAGGCGGTGCCTGAGCCATTTGACATAATATACAGTGACCCGCGTCATGTTCTGCGCGGCCTCAGCGGAGGGGAGCGTCTGCCAGGTGAGGAATGCCCCCGTTATCGTCACCAGGCACATCTTTCCCAGGAGCTTCAGTATTGCGGCCATGTTGTCCGTTGATGGTTTCGTGATGCCGTTGCGCATCTGCGACACCGCACTGGCCGTCACTCCGAGGTACCGCGCGAGCTTGTTTCCGCTGCCCGCTTTCTCTATGGCCGCCGCTACGATCGGCTTGTAGTCGAACTTCATTTTTCGGCCCCCCTGGTTGACTGGGTTTAGTGTCCCTTACCCCGTCTTCGTTGACAAGGGTTTAGCGATGCTTTAGGGTTAAGCATCGCTTGGGGGGGGCCGAATGGCAAGGATGGGGGGTAAGGCGCGGGCTGAGGCGGATCAGCTTCCGCTGTTTGACAATGAGCCACCGTTCGCCTGGTCGCTCGGTTCACCCCTTGTCCTGCCCCCCGCTACCGGCGCCCCCGGCGCCGGGGCGGGGGGGCGGCAAGGGCTTTACGTCCCAGTTACACGTAAAGATAGTGCCACCGGTGACACTCGGCCCCTTCCGATCTCCCAGGGCTTCTGCCCCCTGTGCGCGGTATTCGGGCGCTGCCTGGGCTGCTGATCGTGTCCGCTCTGCCGCTATTCGTGGACTGGTTGACGATGCGGCAGGATCATCCCGAAGGCGGCTTGCCAGTCCTCAACGGCGGGCACGTTATGGCCGTGGACAGCGACGGGGCTGTCGAATGGCACACCGATCGGCGGCTCGGCTTCGAGGGGTCGTTCGACTCCCGCGTCGAGCTCCGTTGCGATGGCTACTCGGTGGAGTTCTCCGGGAACATCGCTCGCTACAACCGGCGAGATAACCTGTTCGGCTACACCTGGCCGGAGACGATCTACCGGGTTAACTCGCTTCTCAATCTTTTTTCACTTCCACCGTTCACGTCCGGGAAGCTTTTCCGGTTCGCTGACAAAGGATGGACATGGACCGGTGCCAGGGCCTCACGTATCGACATTACCGTGAACTATTCCTGTTCCACTGCCGATGCACTGGCCGCACTCATGCGCTCACTATCGGGGCACCACATCGGCAGGCAGAAGGGCAAGTTGTCTCCCGATGGTATGACCGTGGAATACGGGCGGGGCTCCCGTTATGTGTACGGCAAGTTCTACTCGAAATCGGCGGAGCTCGTGGCGCACCGCGGTCGCAAGTCCGGCGCGCACGTTGACCAGGAGGTCGTTGATTTCTGCGACCGCCTCGGCGTCGGGCGCGAGGAATTCACGCTCAAGAGCCGGTTCCTCACGCAGAACAATCTCGCTTACCTGGGCGGGATCACACACGAGGCGCTTGTCTCGGTCTACTACCACCGCTCACAGCTACGGAGGTTGGGCGCCGTGAAATACGAAAGCTTGGAAGGGCTGCCGCGCCATTTGCGGGCGACGTATTGCTGCTGGCGCGATGGAATGCCGCAGCAGATCAGCAGGCGCACGCTCTACCGGCACCGCGCCGCGCTACTCGAATATGGCGTGGACATATCCATTCCATCGAACGTGCGCTCTATGCCGATCAAGGTGCGCCAGGTGGAAGTAGCCGCGCTCGAAGCGCCGTCCTGGTATCTGCGGAAGTTCGGTTGATTTCATCGCGCCTGGATTCGCCGCCCAGGATCACGCGTAAACAGGCGACAAGGAGCTAACAGCATGGCAACGGAAACGGTGAAGGTGATGGGTGTGAAGTTCTTCAAGGGCACGATTGACGACAAGGCAATCGATAGCGGCAAGATTTTCGTAGAGGAAGCGCTTGACTTCACGCGGGGAACCGCGAAGGGCTACGCCAGCCAGGAATACGCCCTGGGCAATGCGGAGGCGGCGCAAGTGTTGATGAAGCTCGAATTTCCGCTCATGGCGGTAGTCGAGTTCCAGCGCGTTACGAACGGCGACACCAGCAAGAACGTCGTCATGAGCGTGCGGCCTGCTGATGTCAAGAAGGCGGCGTGATGCATTCGGCTGTTTTTCCCGTTGGGCCGAGTCTGTGAAGGAACGGGGAAGGAGTGAAGGGATGAAACCCCTCATTGGTCTATACGTGTTGGTGTGCTCGCTGTTCACCTGGTTGCTTCCGGCCCCTGCGCTGGCGGCGGTTCCTGCTGCCGTGACCACGGCGATCAGCGATATGCAAGCGGACGCGCTCACGGTCGCGACGGCGTTCCTGGTCGCCACGATCGTGGTCATCGCGTTCCTGTTCATGCGCAAAGGCGCGCGCTAGGGCAGGGGAGGGCTGCGGCATGGGCTACGTCGTGAACACTCGATGCCTGATTGATGTTCAGTCGGCGCACGATTACCACTACGGGTCCATGCCGCACGCCTACTCGCACGATGATGTGAGCACGTATGAAGTGGCCTACGTGCAGAGCTCGACGGTTGGGCGGAGCTCGGATTCCGGGTGGTCGCGGCAGACGACGGCATACCCGCTCGGCGGCGGATCGGTGACGGGGACGTCCTATATCGACCTGGACGCGCTCGCGTTTCCCTCTTGTGATCCAGCCGAAAGTTTTCTCGATGGCGTTGCGGTCGCCTGGGGATTCGGCGCGGCGCTCGTCATGGTTGCGTGTCTCAAGCTCATGTCGAAGGGGGCCAGGTGATGGAGTTCGACGCTTATTTTCTGATCGGCTTCGGCGGCACGATTCTCGTTCTTTGGGCGGCGGCGGGCTGGTGGTCATGAAAAAAGCTTGCCAGGATTCGCCAGGAGCGCGCCGCGGTCGGTCGTTGATGCCGTGGTATGTCGGTTTTTTCGAGTGGGCGAGTCTCGCGTTTCTTTTCGGGCTCCTGGTCGCGCCGTCGATTTCGTTCGCCACCTTTCCGGCGAGCTCGCCGCCGTCGCCGATTAATCGCAGCACGAACGGCGTTTACTCGTATACGTGGAACCCGTGGGCGGGGTGCTCTGCAAGTGGGACGAAAAGCTCTGTCGGTGAAGTTCGGGCATTGACACAGGCATGCGCGAATGCCAACGGTGAGTTCGGCGGGCAGACGGGCACAGTGAATCCTCATACTTCGACGCAGTTTGTCGAGATTTATTTCGAGAATACGAATCGCCAGGTGAACATTACTTCACCCTGGGCGGCGTGTCCTGCGGGCTACACCGTGACCGGCACTGGCGCGAATTACGCCACGTGCACGGCTAACGCGGGCTCGCTCACGTGTCCTTCTAATGCAACCCTTAGCGGAAGTGATTGCAATTGCAATGCGAATTTTGTGCAGCAAGGGGCCGGCGCGGGAGCTACGTGCCAGGCGCAGTCGAGCTACTGCCAGGACTTGTCGACGACGGGAACGGGCAAGACGACCATCACCACGTTCGTGGGCTATGACACGAATGGCGACGGCCTGGCTGATGTGTCGAGCGGCATCGGCTTCGGATCGCGCAACGCGAACGGCTGCAAGGCGATTCTCGCGTTGATGGACCCTCAAAATTGCTTCAGCTACGACGACGCGCCCACGAAAATCTATTGCACTTCGACGTTCAGCTACACGGGTGACGTTGCCACCGGTGGCGATCCGGGGCCTGATACGCCGAACGGATCGAATCCATGCCCGACTGGTCAGGGGCTCGCCCAGGTCAACGGGATTTCCCGTTGTCTGCCCACTGGGGGGCCGCCCACGATTGCGCCCGCTCCCGCGACTACTCAGCAGACCACCGGCACCGTCACGAATGGCGACGGTTCCACGACGACGACGACGACGACCACGAACGGCACGACGACGACCACGCAGACCACGAATTGCAACGCCGACAAAACTCTGTGCACCACGTCTACGACGTCTACGCAAAGCGGCGCGTCTACCGGGCAGGCGGGGAACAGCGACCAGGCGCAGTTCTGCCGAGACAATCCCACGGCTGCGATGTGCAAGCCGGTCAACGATTTTTGCGCTCAACCGGAGAATGCGGGCAAGGTGCAATGTCTTGACCAGGGCGAATGGGCCACAGCAGAAAACTTCGCCACCCAGGAGCGCGGCACCGGGAGCATTACTCCGGTCTCGATGGGCGGGGGCGGGTCATGTCCCGCAGACATTCCGCTTCCGAAGGGGCTCAC